AATATATTACATGCTTTTTTCAAGATTCTAGAGCCGATTCCTTTTCTTCGTTGGCGAATTGGAACATAGCATTGAAACATCTTTATTCCCTCATCTTTGTATGCTAGACCCCATCCAGTCCATTTCTCACCATTGTGAGCCATGATCAGATACCCGCGGTCTTCTTTCAAACATCTTTTCAGTTCAGTCAATATTAGACCTCCGTGGGCATGATCATCAGCCTGTCGATAAACATTAAAATTATTTTTGGAGCACCATCGAATCACTTCGGGTTCGGGCCAAACTTCGGATAAGTCGTAAGTTACAATATATGTGGGCATAATTTTATTTGGCGTAATCTACCATCTCATCGCCACACCAGATAATCCATTCATCTGCGCCTTGAACAAATTCATAGGCTTGGCGAAGACCTGAACGATCTTTGGTGAAATCTTGAACCTCTTCCGAAATCTCACCGTGAGAATTGAAGCGGCAGGTTGTTGCAGTATAGATAATTTTCATAATCAATCTATAAAACCTCCTTAACATCGTTGAGGGCGATCTTGTAGAATCCGACCCCTAGAACTGCACAATTAATCCACTGCTTTCCAGAGGAATAGTCCTGCATCCAGCAGAGTTGATTCCGACTGACAGTATCTCCAATCTTGAGATGCTCGTTGATATTTCGGGTAATAATGAATTTTCTCATAATCATATAACTATTATATCAGGTTTTAATAATTTGTAAAGGCTTTTATGTCTCTGACCATCAATGGGTTATGATATCGAATCATAGGAAACCTCAAAAGTCATAATCCGTTGATTGTCAAGGGGTTATATTTGTATTTCTAAATTGTTTTGAAGTTCAGAAGGGGATTCGAAAGTGTAGGTTTCTTCCTTTTCTTCAATCTCGTAATTAGCAGTGGCAAGTTCATAAGCCTCAGTTGTGAGTCGCTCCCATTCATCTGCACTCTCATCTTGCCAGTTGGTCCAGCGAGGGCGAATACCATTCGCAGATTTATAAGCATCGTTATATTCTTCCCAAGCCTTGGTTTGATCCCATTCGGCAGGGGTTAAGCATCGCTCACCCTTGGTGTAGTGTTCGCAATAAAAGAGAATATCCGACTCATCATAGTCGGCATAACCACGAAACTCTCCATTAGGAGCAGCTTCTGCCCAAGCCTTAGACTTGGCACAGATGGAATTAACGTGGTCGATGAGTTCTTTAGTGAGGGTAATATTCATAATCAATCTTATATGTATATTATATCAGATTTTATGAATTTGTACAGGATTAAAACCTGTTGATACTCAATGATTTACGTCATTCTTTATCAGAATGCCTCAAAATGCACAACTTATTGACTATCAATGATTTAGATACTTTTCAATGAAAAATCGATAGCACGGGCGGCTTCAAGGTTCAGAGGTCGATTCTTATACCATCCTCCGGTATCATTATCGATCTCTTTGCAGAGTTTCGAGACCTCTTCGGGTGTAATCGGATACTGTGCTCTCATTGCTTTAGATGAAATAGATACCATGATTTGAAACATCTTATGATACCAACCAGAGTCTGATATATTCCTGTATTCAAGAACTAGTTGTTTATTAACAAATGGACAATCACGATAAGAAGCCCAAGTGAAATTTGAGTTTGTCAATTTGGTTTTCTTATATTCGGCAATCTTTTCACGAATTGCGGATGGCATCTTATCTTCGAATGAATTTCTAAATCCACCCACAAACTCATGTCTTTCCATCAATTCATTGGGATTGATTCTATCTGCTTTATTTGTAAATATGAAATTATGCGCATTAGGATATTTTGCAGGAACATAATACATTCTACTCACATCTTTTGTCTGAGCATCTCCGACCGAACCGAACTCGTGATTCAGAGCATACCAAAAGTGTCGCAACTTATCTGCTGGAACAGATTCCGTCAATGGGAGAACCATACGAAACTTTGGCTTCTCTTTTGTAGAAGATGCAGATGAATAACAAATGAAATAGTTCTTCTTGAATTTCTCAATCGTTTCTTCAAAGGTACCTTCGTAGTCATCAACATCTAGAGCAGCCCAGCCATTCCATTGTATGACATTAGCATTTGATCTTGTTGTGTCTTTATGGAATGTTGAAGGTGTGATCAATGCTGAGCCTGGCTTTCTTTCACCCTTCTTTGGTTTGTAACCGGGTTGGCTACTCAATTCATAAAGCAACTTTTCAAAAGACTCAAGAGTATCGAACTTCATCGTTCGATGTGTCTTATTATCAAATATGTTTTTGAATATGGTGAGAGAAAACATTATTCAAAGAATTCATCCAGACCTTGCTGTGGCTTTTTGTATTTGATTTTTACTCTAGGTCTTAGAGAAGAACTGGCCTTACGCACAAAATGTTTGATGCCAATCTTCTTACCGAATTCAATCATAGAATTTTCATCTGGAAATCTAACTATTACCGTTCTCATACTTCACCCTCCTCAAAGTAACGATGGTCTACATCTTTGCCGTATGGGAAATCTGGATACCATATTGCTTTTGTTTTATCTTTTATTTCTAAATTAGTCTTTTCTATAAAATCCTGCAAATCTTCATCTGTTTCAAAACTGAATTCGGCAGTCGAATGAGCATAATCTTGATGTGAATATTCAGGCATACCCCACCATCCATGAAATGTGTTTTCGATGCCTTCTGATCTATCAAAGATATTATTCTCTGTGTCATTTGTATTTCTTACACTCTTTTTCATACCCAATATTTTTCTATTTCGATTGTTTCTTCTGGTGTTGGCTTTCTGTATTCCATACCATAATTATTATTACCCATAACTGGCACAATATGATCTTTGTAAACTGGCTTCTGATTGAATGAAGAGTAGTCCACTTGATGGTGCCATCGATTGAATTTCTTTGTGATGGTCGTTACATCTGGATGCTGATCTCGAAGAGATTTCGCAAACTCATATCGGTCATCATATTCTTTGTCATCAGAGTTGAAATTATAAACCTCTTCAGTATTACCACCCTTCATAGAAAGTGTCGTAATTTTCCCACACAAGAAAGCATTGAATAACATTGTACAGTGTTTATCTTTCAAGATTCGTAATGATAGATCGGTATCTTCATTATATCGACCTCTCCATCTATAGTCAATATCATTAGATAGAAGAATGCAACTGTAGATGCGAGAATTGAGATAATAGGGCTTTTTATAAAGCATGGCTTCAGATGGGACAACAAAGTATGTATAATTCATACCAGCCATCTTAACATTCTTATATCGATCAACAAAATCCTCTGTTGCCGCAAATGTAGCACCAGTATTTACCCTGCGCCTACGATTCTTATTGAATCGAAAGAATTCACGAATATTATCATCTAGAATCCAATGTCGTTCATGTCCTTCTTTGATTGAATGTTCCCAAACAAAATTACGAGCTGGAATTGAGCCACCAAGTAGTCCAGTAACTTCACATCTCTTTGCATATTTAGGATTGTCTCTGAAATCTGTTGGTAAGGTCAATATCTTTTCAGCAGGAATATTTTTATTGTAATCAGCGAATTCTGATTCTTCAATAACAACACGGTATGGAACATTCATCATATCAAGAGCCCTTGATGTGAATCGAGTATCTGCTCTTCCCTTAGAAATTATATAAATTGGATAGCGTGGATTGTAATTAGACATGGTATTATATTATATTATATTCTGAATTATGTCAATATTATTTGAAGTGGTTCTCTAATGAGTTGATTTGGGAATCTTTATATGCTTGATTCCAACGGATTGATCGCTTGCCGTAGTTACGAAAGCCTCCTGGCACCCTCTTACCATTTTCATCATACAGAATCTTGAAGTATTTAGGGTATAGTGATTGAATGAATTTGTGATCATTATGAACCCGGTCAAATGCAAGGTTGTCCCAGATTGCGGATTCCTCTTTGGGGCTAGCAATACTTTGATTGCCAAACAAGAATTCTCCACTACGCCTAGTTTTATATCCGCGAGTGAGTAATCCTAATAGAAGTAAATCATCTTGTGCTGTACGAACTTTAGTAAGTTGCATATCATCTAGATCATCCGCAAAGTGTGTTCCATTGAACCAGTATGTATTACATACAGAACTATTATCATTGTAATGTTTTGTATTTGGCGGTGTAGAGGATAAACCACACCCACACACAGTAAAACCTTCATCCAACCAATTCTGCATGACATCAAACATTTCTCTAACATCATCTTCATTACATTTTCTTGATGACTTCTCCATGTTAGAATTTCCAGTCCAATACTTTGCATTACGTCTAACAAAGAACATATCATCATCGAACATACAGTATTGCATATTCTTCCCTGCTTCGTAAATGAATCGGCGGGTGTTTGATAATGGATTCTTACTATCCAATGTAATTTCTTTAGGAAGAACCAAATACTCGGCATCGTATTCATACTGGTCTCTCTCCCATTCTTGAACTACAAATACTACCTTAGATTGTAACTCTTTTGGAAGACAGTTATAAGTGATCTGCCGATCTACTCGACATACAGTTGGTATGAATATTTTCTCAATCATATTAGCAAAAGAAATCTTGTAGAGAAACTACTTTCTCATCAGTCCAGTTCAGTGTTTTTAGTATCATGTTAATAGGCTCAATGAATGTTTTTTGGAATTGTAATTCATAGTCAATATACTTTTCCAATTTCAATTCATGTGGAAAGGCATCTTTGAAGCCAAAGATATTCTCACGGATTGGATTTGGTGTCAGCATATAGATGTATTTCATATTGTCTCCATTATATATGAGTTCGTAATTATTGTCAATGCCGTTCTTCTTTACATGGTGATTGAAAAGAAGAGAAGCCCTCACATGCATTGGTGTTCCTTTGTCATATATTGATTCACGATTCCGCCACTTGTTCACATCGGAAACTTTACGTGGAGATGCGATTTCTTCTGGTCTTGAATTTAGGAAATGCTCTTTGAAAAGTGCGATAGCCTCTTGAGTCTTTTCCTCACTACCAGTCATAATCACCTTGAAGATTTCTTTCATCGCCGTGCGATTCATTTGAGGTGTAGAAGATTTGATTGCTTCGATACCCATCATCTTGATCTTAGGCTCTGCGTATTGCACACCTTCATTGTTGTGGACATTGAGAATGTATCTTTTCTTTGCTGTCCAAATGCCACGATCAGCAATGGCTTCTCTTTTCATAACCATGCGGTTTGTAAATGCATTAGACATATCTGCAAATCTTTCGAAGGCTCGATTCAATGCTGGCTCAATCACACGATCGCCAAATTCATCAAGGAACTTCACAGGATTCTTTGGCTTGAATTTATCGATAACATCTTGTGCAGTAATATACACGGAGTCAGTATCAATAGCAATGACACGATCCTTGGTCTTATCTTCGCCAAGGAATTTCTTTATCTCTTCATTAACCGCTTTCTCTGCCCATTGAATGACACACTGTCCGGTCAGAGTAACACCTTCAGCAACCTGTGGATCATAGTATCGAAAATACTTGTTTGCCATGGCACCATAAAGAGAGTTGAGAAGAATCTTTACAGCAGTCTGCTGTGTCTCATTTCTCATCACCTGGCTCACAAGAGATTTGTTCTTGGGGTCTTTCTCTAATTGTTTCTTTCCTTCAATCATTCTATCCTTGATCTCGACACGCATTGAGTAAAGTTCTTCAACGATCTCTGGAATGATTCCTTTCTTATCTCTTCGATACACCGAACCATTACCTGCTCGACATAAATCGATATCTGTTGGGAAAGATTCTTCTTTCAAGATTCTGTTGGGAAAAACATTGTCCACATGAGAGTGTGGCACCAATGTCTCGGGCGACATATTGTTTTGGATAATGATGTTTGGATATAGGGAGTTAAGGTCGAAAGACATCACCCATTCACTCATTCCTTTTCTCACCTCTTTCACATAGCCGCCGGCAATGGCTCTTTCTTTTCCTCGATGTCCTTCCATCTTACCATTCGACCATTCGAAGTTTACCACATCAGCACCATAGATAGGATAGTCAGATGGGTTGAGTTTTAGTAAGGTTGGAACCGTCCTTGATCTCATTAGTCTGCGATAAATGATTGTATCCCATATGCCAACCGTTCCAAGAGTTTGTGCATAATTTACACCACCAAGATAAGCCGTGGTCATCACCAGATTAATCAGACCAAGTTTCTCTTCGAGTCTTTCGATCAATTCGACATCCTTGATGTTGTAATCGACATACTTTTGAAAATCTGCATCGTACAAATCTCTCAAGGAACCAATCTCGCTATAATCAAGTTTTCGGTCATTCAGAACCACATGCGCGATATGATCCAGTTTGTATGATTCTTGTGTTCCATAAGCATACGCAAACTTTTTGAAAAGAGCCATGTAGTCAAGGTTTGGAATACCAACGATGTTCAATGTCTTTTGTTCTCTATCGAACACCTTGACAGAATTTTCATTCACTTGTCCCCAAGGCGAGAATTTTTTCATTACACTATCTCCAAGTATCTTTTGAACACGAGACAGAAGATAAGGCACATCAAAGAATTCAGTATTCCAACCCGTAATCACATCGGGTGTATTCTCTGGATCAGACCAGTAGTCAATGAAGTCAAGTAACATACCTTCTTCATTGTCGAATTGTTTGTATTCTGTTTTTAGACCGAGTTCAGATTCTTCGGCATCATAAGGTTTCATACCCCAAACCCGATAGAAATCTTCCTTAGATGATTTGTATGCAACAGTTAAGATTTGGTTTGTTGGATTGTCCGAATCTGGAAAACCATCACCATATTCAGTCTCGATATCGAAACTACCAATATTAACGAATTCTTTATTGAAACGAATTGCGCCAGGAAACTGAGTCTGAATGAAAGATGTTATGTGATTGGAATTACCAAAGAGTCGGTAATCTCTAACACCAGAATACATCTTCTCATATTCGCCAGCCTGTTTGATATCTGGAAATGTCATTGGAGCCAACTTCGTACCATCGAGGCTCTTATGTGTTGAATTGCCGTCTTTGGCTTCGGCATAGTATGTTGGCTTGAACTTGATCTTTTGTTGAATTCTTTTCCCAAAATCATCGTAGCCGCGATACATAATAAAGTTACCTCTTTTCGAGATAGATGTATAAAACCCTGAAATCATGTATATGATTATATCAAATTATAGAAGTTTGTAAAGCCTGAAATGAAAGAAAGAAACCCCTTATCAAATAATGACAAGGGGTTTCTGCATTTAATACTATCCGTTGCTCACGAACTCATTGAGTTCTCGGGCTTTGATGATTATATCTTTCTCACTAGGAAATGGCACAGGCTCATAAGGAGCTGGAAGCTCTGATTCAGTTTCCATTGCACGTTGCATTTTCATATTATAGTGATCTTGTAATGCAAAATTCTTCGCATTCCATGCTTCATATAGTAAATCCTTTGCCATTTGAAGAATTTCAAGGCGGATTTCGTATGGGTTTTTATCGCTCATTGTGTGTTTGTGTTTGTATTATGAAATGATGGGGTGAGATAAGCCCACCCCATCGTTGTTTATTTAGACAAAGACTTGTAGGTCACTCATCAATTTCACTGCTTCTTGTGGTTCACAATCGGAACCGGTGAAGAAGAATACATAGGCTGCATAGAGCACTGCTGCTCCGATGACCCATTTAATGATTGTTGTTTTTTTCATATTATATTTTTTATTTTTGACATAGATATTCACTACATCTTTGTTTGTTTGTTTTATTCAGATAGAAACTCTGGATCGGAAGACCCTTCACGAGTATTGTTTATCTTGAATGATTTTGGTTTCTTCTCTTCTGGAATATTCTTCTCAAGAAAAACTGAGAGAATACCATCAATGAGAGCAACCTCTTTCACTTCGATGTATTCACCGAGTGTGAAAGCTTTCTTGAACTTGCGTGTTGCGATGCCTTTATGAATATATTCTTTATCACCATTTAGATCAACATCCTTAGATGCGATGGTAAGAACATTTTCCTCTTGTTCAACGGTTAAATCTTTTTCGTTGAATCCAGCAACTGCGATAGCAATTTCAAATCGGTCATCATCATGCTTCACCACATTGTGGGGCGGATAACCAGATTGTTTTTCATTTAATTTTTCGAGTCTATTAAACATAGAATCGAAACCGATAGTCCAGGTTTGACCTGGCCATGTATTTGTATTAGTCATTTATTTTCCTCCATTAGGCAGGTTATGTGTTGTGAGACCCTTACGGCATCTCGTTCAAGATCACGTCGTGTGACCTTGAAAGTTATTTATACGGATTTTGTATTACCAATTGAATATTTTGTTTCCAATGTCCATTCGGCTTTATCCTTATGTGAAATTATTTTGATACTTCTTATTGGCGCTACATTTGTTGTTTGATTTTCATTTACAATATTTAATAATCCCCAATCACTCAGTAGGGTTACAATTGTATTTCTTCTACCTTGATCATTGACTGAAAAGTTAGAAGGTTTACCATCAAGCATGAATAATTCCTTAAAATGTACAATGAAGTATCGCCCTTGTTTATGTAAGATATGGCAACTCTGAAATAGAGTATTGTGGTTCTTCTTAGAGGAAATACCTATGCGGGTAAGTGTTTCCTTTATCTTTAAGAAATCATCGGGTTCAGACAGTAAGACCTCGACCATATCATTAGGCGACCATTCTATAATTGTATCATCATTCATAGGTCTATTTATAACTTTTAGTTTTTTCGGGTAATCGTATCAAGTTCTTCATTAATTTCAAGGTGTTTTCCTGTGGTTGGATCGATGAGATAACGAAGTTTTTTGAATTCCATTCCAGTAAAGTGCTTGGGTGCCTCATATTGAATAGTAGAGAAATTACTTTCGGCAGAAATACACCAGGGAATATATTCTTGTAATTTTGGGAATCTATTATTATTCAGATAATAATCAATGGCACTTGTTACTACATCTGATTCCATGTGCTCAATTATTTCATCTACCCCAGGTGTTACTATGTAACCATGGGTTCCGCAGAATTTATGATTTGATCTGAGTCTACCCAAACCCTTTCTAAGATATTCGATTTTATCTATGTCCTTTATTGAATCTATGTAGCCCGGCGCCCCGAGGTTTACTATCTGTTTTACTCTCTTTATAAGATGGGCTGGAAATACATTTTCAACTATTGCATCATGTTCTAATATAAGAAAAGGTTCATTCTTTTCTACACACTTCTTCCATAATAGAAAATGAGAAGCCCAACAAGCCAGAGCAGCAGGATTGTGATCTTTAATCCAACCTTGCATTTCGATTCCGTGCTTATTGAATATTTGTAAAGGATTGTCTTTTGGTTTTACAGCATTGAATATACTGACATCATATCCATGTTCCCTAGCACTGGCGATGGTCTTTTGTGCTGATTGTTCCGATTCTTTGATTCCTTTTAATGTTATGACAAATGCTTTCACTTCGAACCTCCTTTATCCATAAACTTGCGAAGTTTCTTCATGTCTATAAGATCATAAACCCCTTCTGCTTTTTCTCGGCTACAAGAGTATGCTTCTTTAATCAATTCAATATCTTTGCTATCCTTGGGCTTCTTAGCCCATTTCGAGAATCTGCGTTTCCTTCTCACACCATGGTATAAGAAATCATATTGCATCTTCTTGGCAAGTTCGAATCGTTCATTCATTTCATTCGCCAACATTACTGTATCGATGAAGTATGAGAGACCACGATTTATCATGAAAGGTGGATACTTACGATCGACAGAATCTAAATTGGATGCTTCACCAGAGTTATCTGCCCGAACATCATCAAACAGATAAGCCTTCTTCTCATTAATTGAATTTAGAAAATCAAACGGTGTCATAATGCATCTCTTCAGTATATTTATCTATTCCCATTTGTCGAGCCTCAATTACAATGTTTTGTATATCAATTGAATTCAACTCGCTGATGAGAGATAATATATATGTTGTGGCACCATCAAGACCACCCGAAGCCTCCACCCAAGCATATTTGTATCCATGTGATACTGTCTCTTCTGTTTGTTTAT